TAGGAATCGCTTGCTTTGGATAGCTGACTTCAGCTCCACGATGAGGTCGGAGACCTTTATAGGTCCCTCGTTCTCCTGGTGTTGCTGAATATCCTTAGCAAGCCCTTCTGGAAGAGGCATTTTGCTGAACTGCACGGCTCCTTTCTGGAGGTATGTAGCTAGGCGATTGAATGTGGGATTTCCAAACCCACATCCACCCATCTTAATCGGACCTGATCCTACCTTGCGTGGAATTATCCTTCGCCGGGTTAGGTCGCTAAGATCCTGAAGAACTCTGTTGTTCTCCAGGTGATTCGCGACAGCGATGCAATTTTGCGTACGACGAGCAACCAACTTCGCGCCCGAAATGGCACTCAAGTGGCCTACATCTTGGGCCCGTGCCATTGTTCGGTCGGAATTGATGCTCACTAGTCGTTCGCAAAACACACCACGTCGTCCGAAGAAAGACTTGGACTTGTTGACTACAAGACCAAGCGATTCGAGGATGGCCTCGTACCGATGAGTCGTCTTCTTTGGCCAGAAGCCGATGAGGTCGTCGCCACAGACGTGATAAGTGTGCTTAGTTGCACCTGCTTTCCACGCACTGAAGCTGTTGAGAAGTGATAAGATTGTCCAGGTCGGACCGAGGCCCATATGGACCCCGGAAACGGTAGTCCTGCCATCCGGCAGCCGTTTCGGACTGAACAACCTTTCTACCAACGGGACATCATGGGGCCTTTGCAGTTTTCTGCAAAGTGCCTTCGCCACATGTAGGGCAACCTCATGTGGGATGTAATCCGTTGCAGCTGAGAGATCAGCTGAGTAGAGCAGACTGTCCACTGTAAGTGGGGTCAACTCTACTGGTAGGTTTCGTAGCATCGAACGGGTAGTCACCAGATTGCCCAGCCGGCTCAGCCAGAGCTGGTTAATTCGCCTTGCTACGAACACTTCCTCAGCAGGATGGAGAGTTACGACCCTTACCTTGCCTCCCATTTCATCGAGTGGGAGGGGTCGTAACGGGTTCGTGTAGCTGTTCAAATACGCTCCGGTAATCTCTGCACCGTCCAACATGGAGGGGGTGCCTTCACAGATGTCCGCGACATCGTCGAAGTCCTCGAAGAGGTCCTCGACTGTGTCCGCGGGGAAGACACCCGTAACAGCCTCCCTAAAGGATGGTACTTGAATTCCGGAGAATATGAAGTCCAGCCGCTCGAGCTTTCGCCTTGTAACCGCTTCTACAAGTGCTAAGGCTGTTCCGCCCTCCCTTCGGGAGTGGCTTAGACAGCTCTTATCACTGGGAATCGGCCAGTTAGGCAATTCTCCATCACGGAAAGGCTTGATAGGCAACTGGTCGATAAATCGATCAAGTTCGTCGAACAAGGTTCGGTCGAACTGGCGCTTATTCATCCACCTTTCCGTCGCTGATGTGACCGCTTGACTCAGCTTCTGCTCGCTTGCTTTCCATCCGAC